TATACTTCACAGGGTAAAACCGATCAGGGCTGGTCATCACGTCGGCCCTCCATGTTGGAAAGCCGCGCTTTCAATTCACGAAGGCGATCCTCTGCCCAGCGCACGTCTTTTTGATAAATCCGCAGATATTCCTCTGTCTGAACGATATTTTCGCGCAGACGTGCAATTTTATCTTCTTTGTTCACCTCAATTCTCATTTTAGCTTTCAAAACCAATTCCTCAGCCCGGCACACATGGTCCCAGGCGTTGAAGAGCATTTCGCTTGTCTTTTCGTCATCGCTCTTCAACAGGTGTAAATGATACGCCAGCCGCTCCAACTGGCTATAGATTTCGTTTATGTCCATCATGTCTCTCCTTGTCTGGTCCGCCCACCCTCAAACATTTTTTCCAAAGACGCAAGAACTTTTTTTTATACTTTATGAAGGAAATATAGGGCAAGCTAACAGATTGCTTTTTCCTACCTTGGCGTAGTATTACCAAGTCAGAGGTAGATAATGACCGCACCTGCCACTACGCCGCTCACGTATAACGGCTACGTCACGACTGTAGCGACTATGGCAGTCCTTCCCACGCAGACGGTGGGCGGGATCGTCAGCACGACCGATACGCAATTCAATTCCGTCATCCCGCAGATGTTAAACTATGCGGAACTGAGAATCCAGCGCGACCTCGATCTGCTGCAATCCCAGGTCGAAAACGACACGTATAGCATATCCTCGGGCAGCAATCTGGTTCAGATCAGCATCAACGACTTTGTCACCCTGCAAACCGTCAGCGTGACCGCTAATGGCGCTACGACGCCCCTGTTGCCGGTGACGAAGCAGTATATCCAGAACGTCTACCCATCGTCCTCCACGACCGGCGTTCCGGCTTATTTTGCCGTCTATGGCGGCGACCTGACGACCTATGGCGACACATATCAGAATATCATCGTCGGCCCCTGGCCGGCAGCCACCTACCCGCTCGTCTTGACCGGCACGATCCGGTTGCAGTCCCTGAACGCCAACAGCACCAGCAGCACGGCGGCAAGCACGAACACGACTTGGATTTCGACCTACCTACCCGATCTGCTCTTACAGGCCAGCATGATCTTCATATCCCAATACCAGCGCAATTTCGGTGCGGCCAGTTCTGACCCGAGCATGGGGCCGACGTATGAAATGCAGTATCAGACTTTATTGAAGGGTGCCATGGTCGAGGAGGCCCGGAAGAAGTTCCAAAGCACCGGCTGGGCGTCTGAATCGCCTGCGGCGGTTGCTACACCGACGCGGGGCTGACGATGCCTCGCGCAGCACTGCAACTCATCCCTGGCGTCGATCAGAACGAGACCCAGGCGCTTAACCAAGCTGCCATCAGCGAATGTAACCTGATCCGCTTTATATATGACAAAAAGGGGCAGGGGCTGGTTCAGAAGCTGGGCGGGTGGACGGCTTACTACCCGCAGCCTATCCAGACGATCACCCGCGCCTTGTGGGCTTGGGAAGATACCAATGCCGTGCAGTATTTGGCGCTGGGCAACCAAGCATCAACATCGAACCTGCAATCGTCATTACAGATTATCAGCAATAGTAATCTGACAACTATTACACCGCGCACTCTAACGACCAACCCTTCTCTTAACTTTAGCACAGTTAGCGGCAGTTCTACTGTTACTATTATTGATAGCGGTATATCAACAAGCAGCTTTGACACTGTTTTTATTTCAACGCAGGTCAGCATCGGCGGATTGATCTTGTCTGGCTTTTATCCGGTGACAGTTGTTAGCGGCACGACGTATACGATCCAGGCGCTTAGTTTGCTTGGCACGCCCGCCCTGGCGACCTCGACAGTGTCGAACGCTGGCGCTATTCCGCAATATACGACAACGAACAGTTCATCCATTATCACGGTGACGCTTGCCAATCATGGGTATGCGGTCGGCGGCACGTATTCTGCGTTGATCCCGACCGTCTTCAATGGCGTGACCATCTTCGGCAATTACACCGTGCAGTCGGTTCCATCGACCAGCACGTTTACGATCCAAGCATCTACGACCGCCAATGCTGCCAGCAGCGTCTATGAGAACGGCGGGTATGCCAACCTTGTCTATTATATTGGCTTTGGTCCTGTTCCTGCTGGGACCGGGTATGGCGTCGGCGGGTATGGATCGGGCGGGTATGGGTCTGGCACGGCGATCACGCCGACCACCGGCACGCCGATTTATACGAACGATTGGACGATAGACAATTTTGGGCAGATCATGGTTGCCTGCCCTGTTCCTGCATTAAACGTGGTTCTGAACAGCGTATCGACTGTTGGCAAGTCTGGTAGTTCTGTGACGTTTACCTTCAGCACCGCATTTACAGTGCCGGTTGGCAACCTCATCACTGTCACCGGCATGTCGGTGTCTGCCTATAACGGCACCTATTCGGTTTCTTCCTCGACCTCGACTTCGGTGACGGTTGCTTATAGCGGTAGTGGGTCTGGTGCTGCGAGCGGCGGTGTGATTACGACCATCGACCCGGCTTCCGGTCCAATCTTCTACTGGGACCCGACGAGCGGGGCGACGACGGCCACCGTCATGTCTTACGCGCCGCCGGTCAACGATGGCATCTTTGTCGCCATGCCGCAGCGGCAGATCGTGGCATGGGGCAGCACCTTCACTGGCATCCCAGATCCATTGCTGATCCGCTGGTGCGACGTTCAAAATTTCAATTCGCCGGGTTCTTGGATCGCGCAGTCCACCAATCAGGCCGGGTCGTATCGGCTGCCGAAGGGGTCGAAGATCGTCGGCTGCCTGCAAGGACCGCAACAAGCTTTAGTATGGACCGACCTTGCCATCTGGTCGATGCAGTATATCGGTCAGCCTTACATCTATGCCTTTAATGAGATCGCCGTTGGCACGGGCATGATTGCTCGCAAGGCGGCGGGCTCGTTCAATGGCGTTGTCTATTGGATGGGGCCGACGCAGTTCTATCAACTGTCTGGTGGCGGTGTGACGCCGATTGCTTGCCCCGTATGGGACGTAATCTTCCAGGACCTCGATGAGACCAATCTTCAGAAAATTCGCTGCGCGGTAAATTCCCGGTTTGCGGAAGTCTCGTGGTATTACCCGACGTTATCCTCGGGTGGCGAGGTTACGGCTTACGTCAAATATAACACGATGTTGCAGACCTGGGACTACGGCCAGCTTGGGAGATCGGCCTGGATCAACGAGTCGGTGCTTGGTCCGCCGATTGGGGCCGATCCTTCGCAGCTATATATCTATCAGCATGAAACGTCGCCTGATGCCGCCAACGGCACCCAGGCGGTTGCGATGAACAGCTATTTTCAGACCGGTTACTTTGCGATCAGCGAAGCCGATATGAAGACGTATATCGACCAGATTTGGCCGGACGCTAAATGGGGATACTTTAACGGCACGACAAACCCGCCGACGTCATCGCCTTCAGCGACATTAAATATCACATTTTATGTCGCTGATTACCCTGGCGCCACACCGCAGGTTTTTGGTCCCTATCCCGTTACCCAGGCTACGACATGGCTTTCGCCGCGTTTCCGGGGGCGTTTGGTATCGGTCTTTATCGGCAGCACTGATACCGGCACTTGGTGGCGTATCGGCAACATGCGTTATCGTTATTCACCTGACGGGAAATTCTGATGTCTGGCTCATTAACTAATATCCTGACTGCCGCGCAAAACATCGTCACCGCGTTGAACGGTGAGGCGCAGACGACCTTGCAGATTGCCGGCAACAAAAATGTGACCGGCATGACGGCGCAGACGGTTGTGTCGATCAATCCTGGCCGCATGTGTTCAGTTGCCGTGATTGTCGCCGGGTCTGCTTCTGGCTCGATCTATGACGCATCCTCGACCGCGACGGCTACGTCTGCGCGATTGCTGGTGACGATCCAAAATACCGTCGGGGTTTATGTCATCAACATGCCGGTTGCTTACGGCATTGTCGTCACTCCTGGCACCGGCATGACCGTGGCCGTTAGCTACTCGTGAGGTTGTCATGCCGTTGATGAAGGGCCGCAGCCAGAAGACGATCTCTTCCAATATAAGCGAAATGATTCACGCCGGACATCCGCAGGATCAGGCGGTTGCTGCCGCATTGAATGTGGCCCACAAATCCCGCGCAACCGGCGGCGGTCTTTACGCAAACATCCATGCCAAGCAAGAGCGTATTGCCCACGGTTCGCATGAGCATATGCGTAAGCCCGGCAGTCCCGGCGCACCTACGGCAAAGGCGTTTAAGCTGGCGGCGAGGACGGCAAAGGCCGAGGGCGGCAACCTCATGGGCTACCCCAACCCAATTCCGCCTCTAAACACGTCACCGCCCGGCATCCCTGGCGTTGGTCCTACGCCGGGTAACATTCCACCGATCCCCAAGCCACCCATGCCGCTGGGTGGCAAGACGACAAAGGTTCATGTCGGCCCCATCCACAGCGCCGTTGCTGGCCGCACCGACCACTTGCCGATGCACGTTCCTTCAGGTGCTTACGTCATCCCGGCTGACATTATCAGCGCAATCGGCGAGGGCAACACGAACGCCGGTTTCAAGGTAGCGAAGTCGATATTCAGCCAGCCTTTCTATGGCACCCAGGGCGCTGGCAAGGGCATGCCATATAAGCAGGGCGCTATGCCCTACGGCGGGCATAAAGGCATGCCCTACGGCGCTTCTGCCGCCCCTTACGGCCAACCTATGCCGGGTAAGGCTACGGGCGGTTCGACCGGCGAAGTGCCGATTGTTGCTGCCGGTGGCGAATACGTCATCCACCCAGACGATGTTGCCAGATTAGGCCACGGTTCTCTGGATGACGGGCATCGTATACTTGATGAATTTGTGAAAGGATTTAGATCAAAGACCATTAAGACTTTGAAAAACCTCCCAGGACCAAAGCGTGATTAAGCAATTACAGAAAGTGTTCTTTTATGTCTGACAATTTGATTGTGCGCGTTGCCAACAAACATGATGTTGACGACGTTATGGCTTTGACCATGTCGTGCCATGTTGAAAATGGGTTCGTGAATGCCGACGAGATTAAAATATTGTTAGAATTATGGCCCGCGCTGGTCGGGGTAGGTGGCGTTGTCGGCATCATC